GCATTGGCATCGAGCATGTTGCCAGGGTTATCGGGAGCACCAGTCCCGATCAACGCACAGTGCGTCGCCGGATAGGCAAGACCATTCACATCAACGAAAGGCCCGTACAGGATATTCGCCGAGTTCGCGATCTGGGACGGCTGCCCCGGAACCGCGCTGGTCGCCAGCCCCCACGTCACGTTCTGCCGCGCATAGCCCGTGGCTTGCAGCTCGTTGAGCTGACCAATCGTCGGATCCGCCGGAGGCGCCGCAGTCAGCAGAGCAAGCTGGACTGTCTGTGGCGCCGCCCCCAGATCCAAGCGCCTGCCCGTCACGTAATCCAGAGCGGCCCGGGACGCTCTACTCGTCAGGCTGCCACTCATTCACCGCTCCCCTCGGGTGCCGCGAAGAGCGTCCGAAACAGCGACTCCGCGTAAGCCAGCGTTCTCGTGTTGAGGCCCTCCACCAACACCCCCGACTCGTCGTAGGAGAAGTCGGTGAACGTGTAGAGGGCCCGCACGGTGAACTCGTCGCTCTGGGCGACGCCAGGAGAGAACGGGTCGAGGACGTCGAGGATCGTCACCTCTGCGCCCGCCGGAATGGCCCACGCTCCGACCCCGAGTCCGTCCGGCGGGATGAGGGTCCAAACATCACCCGGGACGATGTCTCCCGGCGCCTCCAGTGCCTCGACTTCCATCAGGCCCAGACCAGACCCTTCTCCAAGAGGTGCTCCGCGACGTGCCTCGGCAGGTCGTAGGTGCGCCCCTCTTCGAGGGAGTAGTTGTTGCCGACGCCCACGGTGCAGTCGATGTCGGCGAGGGCCTTGACGCGCTGCTTGGCCTTCCTGACCTCGACTCGGGCTTCGCCGTCCTGGACGACTTCGGTGTCTCCGCCCGTCAGGTCCACCGGCTGGCTCTTCTCAGCGGCGTTCGAGGCCTGAAGCATCGTGAGCCGGTTGGCCTTTTCGGCGAGCTCCTCGGCGTGCTTCGCCTGGAGTTCCTGCGTCTTGTTTCCGGTGAGATCGCCAGCGCGCTTACGAGGGGGCATGTGATTCTCCGTCTGCTTCTCTGAATCGGATTCCGAGACAAGGCTGTCAGGAAATCCAGGAGGGTTGATAACGCCGCCGGAGGGGCCATAAGGCCCCTCCGCGCAAAGCGTCAGTTGGTCTCCGAGATGACCACGGCCTGATCCGTGATGAGGCCGAGGCCCCAGATCGCGTACCAGGCGAGCGCGTGCTCGCGGCCGAAGTCCAGGACACCACCGTCGCGGAGCTCCACCGGAAGGGAGATCGCGTGGCCGAAGGCGTTGTCGCCGATGGTGATTGCCTGGTACACCGGAGCCGGAGTCGTGGCATTCCCATTGGCGATCTGGGTGACCTGAGTCGTCTCCACGAACACGTTATCGTTGATGCGCCCGATCTCGCCTAGCATGAACGAACCCGGGCTTGCGTACTTGGTGACTTCTATCCACTCGGGGTCATCCCGGAGCCGCCGCGACTGATGCGGGTGGACGAAAGTCACGTAGGAATCGCCGAGCCTCGGGACATTCTTCGTCGCGAGGGTTTCGGTGATGTCCTTCGTCAAAGCGGCGGTGAAGTCGTAGGTGCCGGTGAGAGCAGCTCGGTTGGCCGCCGCAGTACCCCGGTCGTACGGGGAGAGCGGAGACCGCTGGGCCTCGGTCAGGGCGAACTTGTTGTAGCCGTACAGGACCGAGCTGGCCTGGAGCAGGGTGTCGCGGGCCTGGGCGTCCAGGTACATTGCCATGTTGCGACCGAGAAGGCGCGAAGCCGTCGCCATGACGTCGTCGAACGAGGCGTTGAGCAGGAGCTCGGAGACGGCGATGGCCATGCCGTGTTCGGCGACCGTGATGGAGAACATGCTAGCTGCCAGGGCGTTCGTCTCCATGCGGACGCCCTCAACGAGCTGCTTAGCCTGCGGCAGGTTGTTGTAGCGAGCGAAGTTGACCGTGAGGCCAGGCTGCACCCCGAGCTCGGTCTTCTTTACTGCAAACTGTTCGAAGCGCAGAATCGGCATCGACTGGAACAGGATCTCCTTGCTCCAGATGGTCTGAATGACCGGGTTGAGCTGGGAGTTGGCGCCGCTGTAGTTGGTGGGGTTCGCCGACAGGAACGGCGTACCGGTAATGGCGTTTGCCATGTCGCTTCCTTAAGAGACTCGTGACGGTTACTCAGCCAAAGAGGCCACGGTTGCGCGCGGAGTCTCCTCGACCGATGAAGTGAGGCCGGACCTTCTCGGCGAATTCCTTCGCCGACATGGCCGCGATTTCCTCGGCCGACCACTGCTGGGTGGTCGGGAGCATGTCCATCGGTCCCGTCGAGCTGAAGCCGGACGGGGTGACTCCCTGCTGCTGGGCGGCGAACTGCTGCGTAGTGCCACGAACTTTTTCTGCGATAGCGGCAGACTTCACCTTCATGCGCTCGATCGAGGCGTCGATCTCCTCGCGCGTGGACCCGTCGACCAGGTCCAGAAGTTCCGGAGCGATGTTGTCCTTCTCCTGGGCGATGCGAGCCTGGGCGTAGTCCCGGAGCTGAGCGAACTCGCGCTCCTTTTCGACGATGAGCTTCTCGCGCTCACGCTCGGCCTGCATTTCCTGGAACTTCTCCTCCCACTCCTTCTGGCGGGCCTCCAGGAGCTCCTTGGCGGACATCTCCGACTCGCGCTTGGCGCGGGCCTCTTCTTCCGCCTTCTGGCGCGCTTCTGACTCAATGGCCAGGCGCTCCTCCTGCTCCTTGCGGAACCGCTCCAGCTCCTGCTGAATGGGGCTCAGCGTCTCGACCTGGCCTCGGAGGGTCTCAAGTTCCTTGTAGAGCTTGTCCTTCTCCTGCTGGCGCACCTTGGCGAGGTCGTCCTCGGTGTAGGTCTTGCCAGCGGGGCCGGTGGTCGGTGCCTGCGCAGCCGGGGTGGAAGTGGTCTGCTCGATGGGTGTAGCCATTTATCTCGACTCCTGTGCCGGTGATTTCTCCGAAGTTCGGCGGGGCGGAGTGCGAGTGCCATGCGCCTGTGTCACGAGTTCTGTAAGGATGCTGTGTGCTTCTTGTTGTGGCTTGAGCCCGGTGTCCATCGGGCCCGTTGCCGGTTGCCCCTCACTCGCGGGAGTGGGAGGCGCTGGCGGGTCAATCCCCTCGGGGGCGATACCCGTCTCTTGGAGAATAGCCGAATTGATCTGAGCTCTTAGCATGTCGAGAGCGCCCTGTTCTTGGACGTCCTTCTGGAGCTCTTCGAATATCTCGTGCATCTTCTCATCGGGGAACTCCTCGCCAAGGGCCTTGAGCGCCCCCCGCTTACTTTCCAGGCCCAGTTCCATCTTGAGCTGGATTTCATTGAGCTTGACGAGCACATCGACCGGAAGGGGCTCAGGCCATTCGCACGTGGTGAGGTAGACCTCGGGGTCCTTCGGGTCGATCTGCGCTTCCTGAGCCTCAGACTGGATTCCCTCGGTGTCAGGGTCATACACCAGAGAATCGGGCTCGAACAGGAAGAGCGTCCGGAGCGCGAGTTCGTTGATTCGCTTCAATCCGGGTTCGTACGACATCAGCTTGAGTGCCCGGCGCTGCATTGCGCTCTGATACTGAATCGCCAAAGCCACGCCTGACGTGTTCGACACGGCTTGGACCTGACCGAGCGCCGTTTCTGGGACGCCTGTCATCTCGTGCATCATGCGCTTGAGCTGTTCCAGCAGGGCGATGGGTCCATCAAGGTCGACGAGGCCGTCCAGGTTGGTGATGCTGGCGTCCTTGGAGGGGATGGACCACACCTTCTTGGCACCACGTTCCAAGTTGCTGGCTTTCGCGCCGACCACCACGGTCACCGGCTCTGCGTGATACGCCACGATTTCGGAAATCTGGGTGGCGGTCTCGTTGTACTGGCGGTTGAGCGCGAGGATGTCCTGCATATCGCTCATCCCCCACGGCGAGCCGGGGACGGCCATGTTGGGGATGTGAACGATCGGGATCTGTCCCAGCGGGTTGGGGCGGGGGTTCTTGATTCCTTCGCCCTCGATGAGCTGATCGTTGATGTACTCGGCTATGGAATCATCCGTGATGACTTCACAGTAGGTGTAGGCCTGGCGAGTTCCATCAGATCCGATGCCCCAAAAGCGGTACTTGAGTTTATGCCTAATCAATCTCTCGCGGTCGTGTGGATGCCATTCTGGGAAGCAGTGCGCGGAGTTGAGGGGCAAGATTCTGACTCTCGCCGGGTGTTCGTTTCCTGCCGGGTCCTTGTATCCGGGATCGTATGCAACCTTCACGAAGCAGTCGCCGGAGACACCTCCTTGGAGACCCATTTCCCAGATGACGCTCTTCTTGCTGTTGTCGACTTCCCAGATGCGCTTGAGGAGGGCCGGTACGACATGTTCGTACTTCTTCTCGGCGCCGAAGTGCACGCCTCGGCCGAAGGAGAAGTTGACGGCGTACTCGGTGAGGGCGCGGGCGTAGTTCGCGGTGACCTGTGTTTCACCGGGCGTCGCAGTGTAGGCCCACATGTATCCGAGGTAGGCGGCCCAGTAGCTGGCGTAGCGCGACATCCGCTGTCCGTGTTCTTCGAATTCCTCGTCAGACAGCTCGATGAGGCCGAGAGGACTGACGCTGACGGCCAGGTCACTCGCCTGCGCTCGCATTGCGGGCGGCGCAAAACTGATCGACATAGGTCCCCTCGTAACTCCGGTTCCGGTGACGCGGAATACGAGAGGTGATCAACGAGTGCGTCTGTGCTTATCCTCGCATAGGGTTTTGGCGGCCTGATAGAAACGCGAAAGGCCCCCGTAGGGGCCCTTGCGTCTGGGTTGATCAGGGGGCGTTGTCCTCCGGAGTCCAGTGGTCCTCGGGCTCGTTGCGCTTCTGGGAGGTCCAGGCGCCGTAGTACTGCGGCGGCTCCTGGGAGGTGTCGGCGCCGTCGGCGGTGTACTGCGTCTTCACCGCCGCCTCGATGTCGGTGTAGTCGCTCAGGGGGTGGGTGCCGCAGTTGCGGCTCGAACCGGTCGCCGGAGGCGTGTAGCCGGGCCACTCAGACATGGGATACCTCTGTTCTCGTCGGGGGGAGGGTCAGTCGCGGATGACGGTGGGAGAGACTCGCTCCTGGTGGCCGCCGTCCCGGCGGACTTCCTCGTAGCGACGCTCGGCGACGGGGCTTGCTCCGTGGGCGAACTCCCCGAGGTAGGTCGGGGACTCGGTCCATGCGGCCGAACCGGCGTGGGCGCGCTCCTGCATGGTCTCGGCGGCGCTCTTGACGTAGACGTTCGCGTTGTGGTTGTCACGACCGCCGGTCTCGTAACCCTGCCGGGCGCCGGTCATGAAACCGCCGGGAACGTTCGGGTCGGTCGTCAAGCCCTCCTGGAAGCGGAAGGGACCGCGCCGCCCGGGGGTCGGCGTCGCGTGCGACTGCTCGTAGTGCGTGCCCGCCTGCTCCGGGAAACCCGGAGAGGGAGCCAGATTTCCGGCCATGTGAACTCCTTATGAGACGTCTCGCTATTCAGCGTAGAAGCGTCTGCCTTTTGCCTGTTAGCTCCGGTTATACATTTGCCATCCGTAGGTGGGCGGCATCTTGTCGATAGGGACGATGTAGTCGTCGTCGATGCGCAGGGTGTAGAGCTGTACCGGGCCGGTTCCTGCTTTTGCGCTGGGGACGTTGATGGCGAACTGGCGTCCTCCGGGGATGGCTTCCCTCACGGTGTAGGTGAAGGGGGCTTCGAGAGCCTCGGAGTCGGAGGACGGCAGCATGATGTCGAGACGTCCGAGATGGATCCGGTAGGGGCGCACTCGGGGCATCACGATGGATCCGGTCGCGGTGTCGGTGTAGCGGGCGTTGGGCCGGATGAGGAGTCGGCCTGAGGCGGGGGCGCCTTCGTCGTCCATGTAGGTGGCGACGACGTTGACGAGTGGAATGGCTGGCGGAAACGGAGACGGACCCGGCTCAGCATCGGCCGGGATGAAGCTGTGGTTCTGTGCGGTCCAGCCCGGTCTCCACCAGGCGTCGTTGGGGTCGTGGTCATAAGGGTCGGGTCCTGACACCATGGGGGCTCCTAGGCGGCGTAGAGGAAGTTGTCGGAGGTCTCCACTTCGGCGACGGCGAATTCCTCGCTGATGCTGACGGCAATCGCGAGGCTGTCCACGAAATCGTCATGTGCGCCGACCTCGTCGGGGGCTTCGACGATCAGGTTCGGGCCCTCGTAGCGAATCTCCACGTCTTCCATCTGCTGCCGGAACTTTCGCCATACCCTCAGTGCGCGCGTTTTGGCGTGGGAGGGCCAGCCGATCTTCCCGTCGCGCATGAGGTCCATGAGGTAGCGCCAGCGCTTGGACTGTGCTCCACGGTCTGCGGCGACGGGCACGACTTCTGTTCCAGGCATGAGCACCTTGAGCCGGGAGATGACGGTGTCGCCGACGCCGCCTGCGTCGACTCCGATGGCGAAGACGTGGTAGTTGGAGAGGAATTCGACGATGCGGAAGTACTGCTCCTCCCAGTCGACGCCGGTCAGGTCGAGCCAGTTGAGGACTCGGTGTTCGTAGCGGCCGAATTGGTCGGGGTAGTCCCAGCCGACCCATACGACGGTGACCACGGTGGAGTCGATTTTCCGGGCAGGGTCGATGCCGACGATGACCGGGCTCTTCATCCATGCGTGCTGGACTTGCATGGACTTGTCTCCGAGTTCGTCGAGCTTCTCCGAGGTTGTGAACATTCCTCGGTCGAGAAGCCACATCAGCCTGTAGGACAACTTGAACTCGTCGCTGTCGACGCCGATTCGGAGGATCTCCTTGGCGACGAACCGCTTGTAGTTGGCGTTGTACTTACCGACCATCTTGTAGTCGGCGTCGAAATGGTTTTGCCGAGCGCCTCGTTTGGTGGCCATTCGCTTGTTCAACTGAATCTGCTTGTAGAACACGCCCTTGGTGTAGTCGGGGGTTCCGGTGAAGACCATGGTGGCGTTGGTGCTGGCGCCCATGGGGCCGATGGACTTGTTGACGACCTTCTCTTCAGCCCCCTGGCACTCGTCGATCAGGATGAGGTGGTAGGTGCGGCCTTCGATCTTGGCGCGGGGGTGGCAGGTGGTCTTCCGCACGAGGGAGCCACAGTGCTTGAGGCGAAGTTCCCGGCCGCGTCCGATGACCTCTTCGCTGATTTCCGGGTCGGAGAGGAACTCGCCAGCCCGGTCGGATGTGAGGCGGGACACTATTCGCCCAAATAGGTTGTCGGCCTGTTCGTCGACTGGAGCGAAGGCGCCGACCCAAAATCCCTCTGCGAACTTACCGAGGAGTTCGGGGAACATTCCCGCGAGACGCGGCAGGATGATCATTAGGGCGGCGACGACGTTGGCGACGGTCTCCGATTTCCCGGACTGGCGGGAGAAGAGCGCGGTGATGGTCTCGCCGTCGCCGATGATGACGGATTCGATGACGCGGCGAGCGAAGGGCGTTTGGTAGGGGTGCAGGGGATGACCAGAGATTTCGTCAACCAGGACGAGGATTTTGGCGACCAAGTCCTTCACGAACTCCATGCTGAGCTCGTCGAGCTCCACGGCGGAGTCCAGGCGTGCTTGGCGTTCGTCCTCGGACTCGTCCTCGGTGGTTACGTCAAATTCTTCGAGCTCTGTCTCCTGCATGGTGCCCCAATCGGTGTGTCACACCTTTCGAGGCTAAAAAGAAAAGCCCCTGGGCTGTTAGTCCAGGGGCTTCTCATGGGGTCAGGTGAAGTCTTTCCAGCGTTCTCTCTGGCCTCGCGCCACGGCTCCCGCGTAGCTGTTGGGGCTTTTCCCCAAGGCGCGGGCGAGCTTCGACCCGACCCGGGGGACGGTCTCGATAATGGCCATACAGAGCCCTGGCAGGGTGGGGTCCTCAGCGCGGCTGGTGGAGACCGGGGGGTACAGCATGCATGGCCTGTCCGGGCAGAAGACTGGCCCGACGCGTCGATCGGTCGTCGTGTAGTACAGCAGCGTTCCGCACACGGAGCAGCGGCGCTCAACGCGTTCCATGCTGCCGCTCAAGGTGGTCGGAGAGGGCGCCGATGAGCGCCTTGATGACTTCGGGCTTGTCCGGGAAGAAGCTGGCGAGGTGGTATCCGTTCTCCCGGCTCCAGTTGGACATCTCCAAGAAGGGAGTGATGTCTGTGTCCGGCACGGTGCGCTGCCGCACCTTGAGGGACACGTCCCTGGTGATCGCGATCGACGCGACTTCGACGTCTTCAGTGGTGACCTCTGGCATGTCACCAGTGTCCGTGCACAGACCTGCGTAGGTCAACTTCGTTCGCGGAGCTCTTC